TACGATGGCGTATGGGTTCTTTACGTTGGTCATGCTGTCTACGTATGGATAGCGTTCGGCCACTTGCTCCGGTGTCATGGTGGCGATGGCGTCGTATTCGGCGGCGGTGATCTCATACAGACCAATGCCATCTGCACCAATCTTTTGGTCGGCTCCTGATGCCACGCCCCGGACGTAAACTTCCACCTTTTCCTTGCCCGCGAGCTCTTCCGGCGAGACAACGACATACGCATAGGTGAACTGATTGGACTTGACTGTCCCATTCGACTTAAACCATGATGTTACGTTATTTTCGACCTTTACTTCCGCGAACGAAAGATGTACATATTGCGCGGATACATTCCGCACATGCCCGATCGCTATATAGTGTTTGGTCAAGTCTTTTACAGCACCATTGGAACGAATACCGAATCCCGCCTGTTCTTCCTTCGTACTCGCCACTTCGATGGAAAAGGATCCGTATACCCGCTCGGTGCTTAGAGCCTTAACACCGGGTCCAGGTGCAGACCAATCGGCTGTATTTTCGCAGTCTCCAACTCGTCCTAGTAGGTTGATGAGTGTCCGTCCTTTCACTTCCCCCATTTGGAACGGTGCATCCTGTTCCGACTCTACTACCTGGAGGCCGGGCGTGAACGTCAATTCCTTCGCCGGCGCATCGGATACCTCGGCGGCAGCTTCGTCCCACTCTTGACGGTCTGTAGCGGATACATGCACTTGGGTATTGTTTGCATGATCCGCAATCTTTTCTTCGGCAGCTTGCTTGGCAGCGTCAGCCTTGGATTGGGCTCCTGCTGGCGTTTCGGCCCCGATGCTTTCCGGGGTAATCGCCTGCGCTTTCTTGTCCGTGTATTCCTTGGCGTCTTTCAGAGCCTTCGATACGTCATCCTTCTCTGCCGCCTTTTCATGCAGCTCCTGTAGGGCTTCGTAAGTCGTGTTCATTTGCCAGTTCAACCAATCGGCCGGGGGGCGGTCCTCCACTTCCCAACCCTTCAACCGCTTTGATTCAGGTGGTTGTATTCCTGCTGCTTTCCATTCGGGCAATTTTTTGTTGAATGGCATTTCTCCTTCTCCCTCCCTAAATCGGTAATTCGTAGTCATTGCCCGGCATAAATACCGTTCCAAGGGTGCCGCCGGTCGTCATTTCAATGTTCGCAAGTCCAAATTTGCTTTTCTCCAATTCCGCTCGTTTCGACGCCAGGATAAAGGTACCGGACAAATCAATTTGTGCAACCCGAACGCCTGCAGCCACTGTCTTTTGGATGATCTGCGCGAACTGATACGGTGACATTCCGACTTCATTCAGGCGTGCTATCGGCACGCGAAGCAAAGAGAGCGCGGCCGGCTCCGGTTCGTTCGGGTCCGCGTACTTTTCTTCGATTCGAATTTCTGAAAAATCGCAATCAAGCGCCAGCGCTAATACCTCGATAATGGTATTTATGTCTGTTTTCGATAGATTCCGGGCTACCTTCGATTTCAACAATATTCGGTAAACTTCATCGGTAGCGGCTCCGCGCGGCTGCACCACGTTTTCCCCGATCCTGTCCAGGGTTGTACCCTGGGCCCGGTCAATGTCTCGCCATTCCTGAATTTTGTCCAGCGTATCTTCCAGGCTTGTAAGCTGAGCGTGCAGGAGTGACACCAGTTTTCCAAGATTGCTCTCAGGGTTTTTGTTATACGCATCGGTGAATCGACCAAGCATGTCCTTCACGCTAAACACGGCTGGTCACCTCGATATTCTGATCCCGAATCCTCGCCACCTGATGGGGGGCGATTTCAATATTTCTCGTGTCGCCGTTCAGGAACAGCTCTACATCATCAACGCCTGGAACCTTGTACACCGCGCTAATCAATTTTGTGTATACGACGGCCGCCCCCATGGACAAGCCGTTGTAATACTTACCATCATGCTCCCCGCCGATGTACTGCACAATTTCGGATATCACCTTTTCGTCGCCATCGGCCGGATACTGTACCGTGCGCTTTATCTTTGCTTGCACCGAAACGACAACTTCCTCGGCCCTGCTGAATTTCACCTTGTGCTTGTATCCTGCGACGTCGGTTACCTCGCGGACGATATCACCATGCGCTTCGATGCCCCCGGCCTTCGTTGCAAAAATAGCGTCTGCGATCTCTTGTTCCTCCCCGCCCAATACATAGCACTGAAACGATTTCCCGGGCCTACCTGCCACGTCTGTAGTCAATGAGGTGTTTTCTATCACAGCCGCCGCCCGCACGCCAGACAAGCGTAATAGCGTTCCTCGCAAGGCATCCACAGAGGCCGCTCCGCCGCCCGCTACTGACTGCTGAAACCGGGCACGAAATTCTTCGTCTGTCTCCCGCTCCCGACCACCTGTTGTGGGCTGCGAATTCGTGATAGAGAGAATATTAGCATCTGGATTCAACAATACCGTAATCGTGCCGGATGCAACGTTCCATCCTGTGCCCGCTTCCTGGGCTGTGATCCCGACAGCACCCTTACCATCATTGTCGAGAGTCAGAACCTCATTTGTTACAAAATATTTTCCTGTTGGGGTGCCGACGATTGTGCCTTCCGGTATCGTATATTCCGAGGTGCCTATGAATGCTATCTCCCCGTATGCAAATTCCTCTTGGAATCGTTTAATCCCCACTTGCGGAGCGAGGCGGTCCAAACTCACGCCGGTTGCTGTGTCTCGGTACGCCGCATAGTAAACATGCTCCACCCCCTGCCAAACATAGGCCAGAAAAAAAGCAAATATCCGTAGGATGATCCCGAGTGGAGATAGCGCCGATGTATTCACGTTTTCTCCGTATTTTGCCCGCGCCTGCTCTTCCATCTGCTCTAGCAAATCACTGTACCTCATCCGTTTGAACCCAGAAGCATCAAGCATCCAAACTCACCTCGCTTTCTACCTTCTCCCCATTCACTGCGACTGCAGTGAAAAAGATGTGGAGCATTCGAGTCTCCTTGTCAAAACGAATGTCGATACTATCAACCTTCTGTATTTGCTCAACTTGTTCAAGGGCTGAATAAACCGTTTCGCGAATCGCCTCTTCGTTCGGCTGCTTCTGCAGCAGCACATCGTAGTTTGTTCCTGCATCGGGGTCCAAAAACCACTCGTCAAGATTCGTACCTAACACCACGCGGGCAGCCTGGGCAATCTCTTCCGGCCCGGATACCATTTGCAATTCGCCATCTGCAAAAATTAGATCCCCCGTGCTGTCTAATCGAAAATTCACGTTATCACCCCTACTACAACCGCATCCGCCAGACTGTGCCTGCGCCGCGAATCTGGGTATGCCATGGCTCCATTCAGACTCTGATCCATGGCACGCTCCACACATACAAGCAGAACTACATCTCCCTGCTGTATAGCCGGTACATATTCCTTTTCCGTGCCGTCAACTTCATACCGTTGGAACAATACAGGCACGTCCGTAAGGACTGCATGCGGGCTCGGCGCGCTGCTCATCATCTTTTGCATAATGAGCGGCTGAATCGTGGCCCGGCGTCGATCCTTGTCGTATGAGGTCACTCTCCCGATGGTGGCCGTGTGTAGTTGTCGCAGCGCATTTTCAAGCCAACCATTCAAACTCTTATCAAGTTGCGCCATATTAAAACACCGCCTCTATCTCAGTCGTAAAATCGCTGCCGCTTGACGAGTGCCGGCCGCGCCTGACGCGAAGCAATGCCTCGACAACACGGCTTTCAAGGGTGATCAGGCTGCCCGTTGTTAATCGATGATTAAGTAAACATTGAGCCTGATAACCCGCGCTGCTGTCGTCTTGAAAAAAGGTAGGCGAGCCAATCAATCCGGTTTTTGGAGATAGGACAAAGTTTGTTTTGTCACCTTGGGTAAGGGGTCGTATATACAGTTTCCCTTTGAGCATGTAACAGGAAGTCTGGCAATCGGCGGCAACGTTTTTGATAGCATCAACAACGGAGCCCTCGACGGTCAACCCCTCTGTGTAAACAACATCTTTGACCAAACTCAAGGCGGCCGCGCTGAGATTACCTCGCTTTAGCAAATCCCTTATGACGGTGGAGGCTTTCGTTTGTTTTGCATATGAAATGCTCGGGATGGTTCGGCTGTCCAATGGCTCTGAGTCAAGAACGGTAAAGGTTGTAATTTTGTCAGGCCCTTCCCAACGAGTCGCATAAAAAGAGATGTAACCGGAAAGGATGGTACCTACATCCCCTTTGTATCCTGCATTCAACACAACCTTTGAATGATGGGCGATGTTGTTTATCGTATTGTCACTCAGGTTGTAGATTTCGATCCTGGCCTCGTTTGGGTCTGGATCATCATCAAACGGCACGTCAAAACGGATCTCTAGATCCGGCGTCTTCAATGTCTGCCCGCCAACAATCAACTCCGTCACACGGCCATAAGATTCACTCATCCTCATCCCCCTCCCCTTCTCCATATGCAAGGAACACAGTCTCCCCGAAGTTACCCCAGTTCACAGCGGTTTCCCTTCCGGCCTCGTCAATCGGCACAATCAGCGGCACCGGAAACCGGTGATCCTCGATGCCCGTAAAAACAGGAACGCCATATACAAGCTTCACACCTTGAACCAATACTTGTTCATCCTTCATCAAATCGAGTGTAAAAAAATCAAAACGCTCGTTGTAGTTCACTTCAAGGGTGAATATGTCTACGCCAAGCGCAATGTCAAACTGATATGGAATGCTATCTTTTTCAATCGGTATAAACTCCATAGGCCCCTCCTATCCTACGATGACAACCATGCCCGCTTTCAGGCGAGTACCTTTTGGTATTTGCGTATTCCAGGAACGCAAGGTTTTTAGGGGTACTTTGTACGTGTACGCCAGCGCTTCCCACGTCTGGCCCTCTCGAACGGTGTGCTCCTTACCTGCTGGGCCTTGGTTTTTTGCCTTTTTGCCTTGCGCCTTGCTTTTCTTCGTGGTCTTTACCTGCTTCCTGCCGGCCGTGGTCATCACCTTGACAAGGGTCTGAGTTTTAGGTGGTAGCTTATTCGAAAATAACGACTTAACCTTGCGGATTTCTCGCAACTGCATTGTAAAATTCATGCCGTTTGCCACTTTATGCTCGTGGTCGCTTTCGAAAGACTCGATGATGCAGTTTATAAAGGAATTCCGGCCAACATATTTAACCGTTGCGCCGGAATTCATCTTCCCCAATATTTCTTTCCTCTTCCTCGCCGCATCCTCGCCTACCAACTTCCCGGTTAGGCTCAAGGTGACCAATTGAGGCTCCACGTGATCCGTTATAGCAGCCCCGCCCTCGATAGGGTAGGTAGATACCCGGACGGAGTATGAAGGCTTTTCGCTTGTGACATGAATTTGTATGCCGTCAATGGTTGCCATCTAACCTCACCCCTCGATAAACTGCGGATTTTTTATGCCGAATGATTTGAACAAGTTCTCAATTTCCTTTTTGACTTCCCGGGCGGTATCTTTCGCGGCGCTGGTTGATTCGCCGCCTTGGATCGTTATCTCAATATTAGGCGATATTATGATGTTGCTATTTGCCGACGTATTGCTGTACGTAGGCGCGAGCCCATCCATCTCTGTTTGTGGTGCTTGAGGTGTTGCGGCTGCCGTTGCCATCCCATTGACGGCGTGGGACACTTCCGGGATCTTGTCTTCTATGCCGATCTGGAATCCTTCACCTGTGTACTTCCCGAGTTCCTTCATAACACGAGAAGGGGAATGGATATCCAGAGCATTCTCTATCCCTTCTGTTACACTGTTCGCAACACCAGTAACCGCATCACCCACAGCCTTCGCAGCACCTTTAATTCCATCGATAAACCCAGTGATCGCATTCTTGCCCATCTCCCACATCTGGCCGGGCAGGTTCTTAACCCAATCAATGGCGCTTTTAATGCTCTCTACAATGGCGTCCCATACCATGCTAGTCATATCTTTGATGCCATTCCAGGTGTCCGAAAAGAAAGTGGAAATACCATTCCAAGCAATTTCGGCAGCTATTGTTATGTTGTTCCATGCCCCTTCGAGATAGCCCTTGACGGCTTCAAGAGCGCCGGAAAATATCAGTTTGATACCTTCCCATGCTTGCCCCATAGCACCCTTGATGTTTTCCCAGATTTGAATGGCGTGGCTTTTCATGGCGCTGAAATTGCCAGTGAAGAGATCCTTTATCAAAAGGATCGCACCCAAGAAAATATTCTTGATGACCGTCCATGCTGCGTTGAAGTAAATCTTCAGCCCTTCCCAAATCAATCTGACGCCGTTTACTATCCTCGTAAAAGATGCTAGGATATTTTCAACAAATGGAGCGATGATCGCCATCACCGTGCTTACTATTCCGTTCCACAGGTTGACGGCCGTGGTCTTTATTGCATTCCACGTATCCGCGAGAAATCCGACAATCGCATTCCAGGCGGAGGTGAACACCCTAACGGTTGCCGCCCATAACTTCTTGAACCACGTCGATATAGGTTCCCAATACTTGATGATGAGATATGCAGCCACGGCGACTGCAGCGATAACTGCAATGACTATCAGCATTGGTCCCGATATCCCCATGATGAGAGGGCCGACCGACGATAGCATTTTGAAGCCGGCCACCACATTAGGAATGAACGAGACGAGGATCGTTAAGGCCCCGCCAAGCAACAGCACCGCCCCGGCTATTGCTGCGAAAATAGCTATGGCTTTCTGGGCACCTTGCGGTAACCCATTGAATACATCAACCAGCTTGTTTATCCCGCGAGCAAGGTCCGTCAGAATCGGAATGAATGTCTTGCCGATCGCTAGTTTAGCCCCATCCGTGGCCGAACTGAGCATTGTCATCGCACCGTTCAGGTTGTCCAGTTGGGTATCAGCGATCCTTTTTGCTACTCCACCGCTACTTTCTAGCGAAGTCCGGAACCCTTCTAATTTGGGTTGTCCGGCATCCATCAACGTCAGGAAGGCGCTTGCCGCCTCTGTGCCGACAACTGTCGATACAGCTGCGAGCCGCTGCGCTTCCGTTAGCCCTTTTGTCTTTTCCGCGAACTGCCCAACCACGTTTGACAGCGGAAGTATGCGCCCTGATTGATCCGCAATGTTGACGCCAAGCTGTTCGAGCACGTCCGCCGCCTCTTTAGGTGGCTTGGCGAGCCGAATCATGGACGCCCGAAGTGCTGTACCCGCTTCGGAGCCTTGGATACCCGCATCACCGAGTGCGGCCGTTGCTGCTGCCATCTCTTCGAGCGACTGTCCCGACGCCTTTGCTATGGGAGCGACATATTTCATAGTGTCGCCCAACATATTCAGGTCGGTATTGGAATTTGTGAAGGTCGCTGTCAGAACATCGGCCACTCTTGCCGTATCCTTTGCCTCAATGCCGAAACCCGTCAGGATGTTCGACGTGATATCCGCCGCCCGGCCCAGATCTATCTGGCCCGCTGCCGCTGTATCCAACAGTCCCGGCATGGCCGCTATCATATCGTTCGTTTTAAACCCGGCCATTGCCAAGTAACTCATGCCCTCAGCGGCTTGAACAGATGTAAATGCTGTTTCTGCGCCCAAACGTTCGGCAGTATCTGAAAGACGAACTAAGTCCTCAGCCGTTGCACCAGATAGCGCCCCGACACGTGATACAGAAGCTTCAAAGTCGGCAGCCAGTTTGATAGATGAGCCAATACCTGCCGTAAGCACACCGCCGGCTGCACCCATTGCGACACCAGCGGATCGGATATTTCCGGACGCCTGGTCAATCTGATCCAGCGCCTTCAAAGATCCGTTGGAGAAATCTCCATACTTCTTCCGTAGCTGGTCCATTTCCTTCGACGCGCGTTGAGCCGCTTTGCTTTGGCGGTCAACCGCCTGCGTCGCGCGGTCGGAGGCTTGCTTAACCCTATTGCCTGCAGCTGCAGCCTGATCCTGGGCAATACGCCACTTTTCATCCGCTTTTTGGGCACGAACAGCGGCAGCCGTAGCCTTCTCGTTGGCCGCCTGCGCTCTTTGTATTGCTTTGGTAACCTTCTCTTGCGAGTTGGTAGATACCGCTGCAATTTCAGCAGCTTTTGCTGTTGCGGCTCTAGCTCTCTCAGTTGCCTTTGCGGCTGCGTCATTTGCCTTCTGCAGCCGGTCAGCAGCCTTCGTCAATCGTTCATTCGCTGCTGCGGCCTTGTCTGCAGCTTTGGCGGCCTGGTTCGTGATTCCTTGTGACTTCGATACAGCGGAGGCCATTGCTCCCGATTTTTGTGAAACTCCTTGCATCGCCTTTCCGGCCTTACCCATGCTTGACTCCATGCGGTCGAATACTTTGGAGTTTGTACCAGAAAGCTTGTTCAGCCGCTTGTCGAGGGTTTCAAGAGGGCTGGTGCTAATGTTGTATCCGACATCTACCGTTAATTTGCGGAGTGACATTCGACCGCCCCCTTATTTTTTTCTGGCTTTATTAGCCTTCTGACTCTGTGCATGCAGGATGTCAAGCGCAGCATTTGCCTCATTAAGATCATCCCAGTCCATTTCACACGCGTCAGCATACGTAATGCCCCCATCCGATAAAACAACGCGCCAGAAGGCCCAGTTGTCCTTGGCGCGCTGCTTATATTCGGCACTATTTGTCGCTGGGTGGGTTCAAAAACTCAACTGCTGCCAGCATTACGTCATCGAACGCTTCTGGATGCTCGTCAAAGTAGTCCCAGTTCACCTTTGGCTGTACAATGACGTGCGTCATCAATTCTTGATAGTATTTTTCTTCGACAAGCTGCCCGCTCTTATTTTTGGACCGGTCCCGCAGGCGGACGGACTCCCGAACGCCCGGGTGCTGAAATGTATACTCTGTACCTTGAATTTCAATCGTTGCCTGTTTCTTTGCCATTTAAATCACTTCTCCTTAGTTTTGTAGGGGAATAAAAAAGCCGCCTTTATTTGGCGACTGAATCACTCAACCGTATAGTCAAATACCTGGATTTCAAATTCGCGATCCTCTGCTTCATTAGAAAAGCTTAACGTGGCCGGCTTCTTCACTCTTGCGCGACTACCGCCAAACTTCTCCTTCGGCGTGCCGTTATGGATCACCCACACCGGCACCGTTTTTTTGGTATTAGCTATTTGATTTAAAAAGGATACGGATGGCGAAGTTTGTTGGAGTGTGATCGTTATGGTCCCTAGTGGGTTGTTCACTTCGGACACAACCACATCTCCCTGAGCCCCGACGGATGCCGCGAAATTATCCTCGTCCTTCTCGCCTTCAACCATTGAGCCCTCGGCGAATCCGGTAATAAATGTGCCATCTACCGTAACCGTGACATCCATTGCATCATAATTCGTTGATGTTGCCATATTGCCTCACCTCGCCCTTAAAATTTAATAGAACCTTTAATTTTGACGCTGTGCACCGCTCCGGCCAACTCAAACTCAAAAGTTCCTTCGTTGTATTCCCGTTTCGCCCGAATGTCAGCGGGGATCTCTTCACGCTTTTTGAAGTACACCGAATACAGCGGCAGGCCGTTTTCATCCGCCGCGATAATACCGGAATTAAAGGCGTCTTTAAGAACACTCGTGCATTGCCCCTCGATAAGAGCAATACCCGCGTCTGTAAATGGGATTTTTGGCGTGTTGTTGAGTAGCTGCTGCAACTGGTACTCCATATTAAATTTCACGTAATCCTTGGCATGAATGATATCAATATATACCCCTGTGGACGTTTTGCCTTCACTCGTCCCGCCGCACCCGGCCTTTCGAACGTATGCCGCCGCTCCGGCGTCATGTATCTCCTGAAGCTCTGTAGCGGAAGCTTCAAGGGGCGTCAAGCCCTTGATTTCTTTGAACTTCCACGTAGCCGTTCCGACCGGAGCCGCCGCAACCGCACCGATCCAGCCAGCCTCCGGGTAGGCATTGACATCATTGTGATAGAATACAACGGTCCGCTCCATGGCTGCCGTTTGGATTGCCTTGGCATCCTCGATGTTGTCGGTCCGAGTGAAGAACATTTTCGAGCCATCCATTTCGACGACATCCGCAATCTTCAAAACTTCTTCCTGGGCGTTGCTGGTGCAAATCAGGAAGTACCAATCTTTATCGAGCAGCTTTGCAAGGTGATCTGAAAAATACTGTTCTTCCTCGATAGCCGTATCCCGGCATGCAATTGCGATTTTATCCGGTCGCTTATCTCCCTGGGCGAATATCATTTTGGCGGCCATATATTCGGGCGAATTGTCTTGAAAGTCTTTCTTTACATCCTCAAGCTCGTAATAATGCTTGAACTCATGCCCCTTTGCCTTGGCTCCATAAATCAACGGCGTACCAAAGCCCAGCCGCCCTATCGGCTGGACAAGGTCAATAGTAACCGTAACGTCCTTGAGTGCGCTCAATTGCCTCACTCCTTCATTTGAATTTTCTCGATCATGTCTTCGTCATATTCGATGACATCCACCATTCGCAGATGCACATCGAAGCCTATCCTGCGCTCGTACTCATACGTAAGCAGCGTGTCACGCGTCGTAGTTGCCTCCAACTTAACGACGACTATGCCAGCATCCTTTAACAGATTGCGCCCAGTCCCCTGAAACCAGTCCCGAGCCTGCCCCGAAATCCGGTAAGCGTCTTGACTCGACTTTGCATAGCAGGTTATGGAGATGGTTACCGCAGCCAGCTTTTCGATTCTATGCTTTTCCTCTATGAAGTGGTTACCATACGGTGACTTGTCAACGTATGGCGCAACGAAAGTAAATCCGATAAACGGGTATGAAGGTTGTGGCGCTGCTTGATCCGTCATGATAACAGGTATTCCAAGGCGCTTATGCAATTGGCCAACAAATGCAGCTTTGATTTTCTGATGATCAATCAAGTACACTCACCCGCTTCAGTACGTACCGATTTACGGTCGTATACCCGGCGTAATCATTGTCGTCCTGGACCTTGTATTTCTCCCCACCATGCAGTACTTCGGTTTGAGCCGGTATCGTGCGCTTCGTATACAAGTGCCTGTCCTTTACGGTGTACATGCCGCCGGATTGGAACACAGTCTGTTCCGGAAGTGCGACAATCGCCCCGTAGTCCGTGACTGTTTCCGGCTCGCCACCAGGAATCCAGTCCCCCGTGGATTGATCCAAGTGCCACTCCGTTTTCACAATCACCTGATACGGCTTCGAAAAGCGGTGTAAAAGCCCCTCGAATTGCCTTGGATTCATTTCATATGCACCTCGTATTCCAGGGTATCCATCAGTTTTTTTTCGTCGATAAGAGGATGATTCCCGCCCTTGAGCTTTTGCGTTAACTGCGAATTGGGCGCGAAGGAACCCTTTTCGATGTGCGATTGAATGTGCTTCTTGAGCTCCTTTGCCGCGCGCTCCAAAGCCCGCTCGGGCGTGATTGTACCGGCCAAAGCCTGCCCGACAAGAGACTGCATAAGTCTTGATAGCGCCCCTTCGTATGCGTCATACCCCGCACGGAGAAACGGCCGCTCCGGGAGCGTAATAAAATGGGTGTCATCGCGTAGATGAACACCCATAGTAAGTAGCTTCTTTCTCATTTTGTCGGTAACCGGTATGTTCGCCCCATACTCGTTGAATATGGCTTTTAAAACCTGTTCACGGTCCCCTATCCAACCAACCTCGGCACGGGATCGCGAGAGTCTTTCCGCCTGCTGCTTGTGTTTCCGGAATTGCTTCTTTTCCTCTTTGATTTTGAGTCTAACTTTCATCAGCGCCACCGTTTATATGGACTCACAAGAGATGCTACCACTGGCGGGATGTTGTGTTTCAAATGATCTTGATCATACGTCACCCACATCTCCCCTAGCTTTTCAGTTTTGATACCAAGCGGCACATGAGTGCTATCCATTAATTTTTGTGCATACATTGCACAGGCCATCTCTAATGGCCTTGGAATATCGGCCTTTTGTTCAGGTGTCTCATCACAATGCAACGTATAACCAGCTTCATATATCACGGAAATACTTCTTTCACCTTGTGGCCATCCGCCTCTGCGAAACAACATGCCATTTTCTGCGATTGTATAATCATTGATCACATTTCCGTTATAGGTAATCACTTCTTCAATTCCGTGGATCGGGTAGTTCCGAAGCAATAAGTAATTGCCTCGGAACATATCACACAATTCTTGATGTACTTGCCTCTTGAATTTTCGACGGCAGTGCTCCTCGATAAGTTCTGCTGCCACAATCAATTGTGTTTCCAATTGATAATCCAGTGTCAGATCCCCATCTGGTAATCCGAGCATTTTTTTTGCACGCTCAAGAGTAGTGATCACTGCTTTTCACTCCTCTTCGTGACCTTCTTTTCTTTTTTGTTCTCGCCATTCGTTTCAACGGGACAAGCACCAATCAAGTACGCTTTTCTAAAGACTGCTTCAGACACCTCATCAAGTTCGATAATAGCACCGGACTCAATCACCTGATTATCCTTATCGAGGTAAGGTGATATCACTTCGAACTTTTTCATCCTGTAACGCCTCCTCCCACCCCTTTACGGTTTAGGGATATCCAGAACAACATAAGGCGTCACCTTGGTGACACCATCTTCCAGCGCAAGCGGCTCAACTACCCAAGGCTTCCCGTCTACGTTCCAGAAAACCTTAATCACGGTTTTGTTTTGGCGGAACAAAACATGTTCGGATGCAGCGATAAATGGACCGGAGCCATCTTTAATCAAATAGTACGAAAGATCAAGCAACATCAGATCGCCTTTTTTTCCTAACGTAGGTGTTTTCCCAGTAAACATAATTGGAATTCCGCCCAGTGTTGCAGGGATGCCCTTTGTGGCGTCGCCTTGGATAAAGATGTAATTTCCCGCCGGATCCTGTAGTGTTGCAATTTGAGGCAATGCAGAAAGGTTCGCAACCCAAACCGCACCAGCAATAGATTCAGGAAGTAATACAGCACGCATGTTAAGCGTGTCCAGATAGGAAATTCGTTCCGCCGCCTCCCGATTAACCGCGATAGCCCCTGCTGCGCCAAGTACACCCGAAGGCTTTCCTGTGCCACTCCCAGTCAGGAATGCAATATCTTCTGCCGCCATCATCGCGCTCTGTAATAGATTGCTGATAAACGTATTAGCCGCTGCCCAGTTACGAAGCAACTTGTCTGTTATAACTGTTGTTGCAGCTACCTCATGCGGTTGCAATGTTACTTCACTCAAATGTGCATCTGTTTCAGGCTTATTCGCTCCTTCTTCAATCCAAGCCACTTCCACTCCACCGTACACACCTTTACTCCCTTGATCTAATGCCGGCATAGTGATTTTCGCATCAGGAGGATCACCAGCAGGAAGTACATTAGCTCGTGAACGGACAATTGCCGACTCAGGGCGGAGGGATAAGATTTCAGACTTGAATTGTTCAGGAACAGCGTATCCTCCGCTAGCTCCATCTCCGTGGCTCCACTCGTTTCGCATTGAACTCGGTAGTAACTGGCCGCGAAATGCTTCTGGTACACCGTAACCTCCGCCTTGTCCCTGTCCTACCGGCAACTCACCGAGACGCCCTTTATTATCGCCAAATCGAATAGCATGAACTAATTCACCTAGATTTTTGAAACCACCATCATCTTTAGGGGTGATTTGAATCGGGGCGCCAGCCACAGCTGAAGGGCGAAATGGCCGATCTTGAGATCCGTTCAATTCATTGCCTCTCGCTGCCATAGCGGCCACTCGCGCCTCTTTTGCCTCTGCATCCTTCACCTTACGATCTGCTTCAGCGAATTGATTTTCAAGAGTTTGGAATTGTTCTTCTTCTTCAGACGTTAAGTCACGCCCTTCGCTCTCTGCATTGTTTAAAATTGCTTTTTGCTGATCATAGATGTTTGAGCGGGATTGCATTAATTCAGCTAAAGTCTCGCCAGCAAATTGTTGCAAATTAAGTTTGTATCGCAATTGTTTTTTCATTGGTCCATCATTCTCCCTTGTAGAGATAATTTTTTTTGCAATAAAGAAAGCGGAACCTTTGCGGTCCGCTCTATTTCTTGTGGCTGTTCACTTTTGGATTGCCTGTCTTTCATAAGTTCATTTCTTACTTTATCAATAACAGCAGGTGGTAATATTTGCGCATTGTATGCACTTGCCACTAATTTGGGACTGCTGTTGTTTTCGAACATGATTTCATCAACCAGCCCTTTTTCGAGCGCTTGTTGAGCAGTAAACCATGTTTCATCATCCATCAACGCCAACACTTCATCCTGCTGCATTCCACTTTTCAAAATATAAGCGTTTGCTATGGACTTGTTGTAATTCTCCAGCACCCCAGATTCATGACGATGTTCCCTGTAGTCGCCATGTGACCAAGACGAAACATTGTGAATCATCATTTGAGCTGTTGGAGAGATAACAACCTTTTTGCCAGCCATGGCAGCAACAGAGGCGGCGCTAGCAGCTAACCCGACAATTCTTGTCGTGACATCACCTTTGTACTCTTTAAGTGCCGTGTAAATCTCTGAACCCGCGTATACATCACCGCCGCCTGAGTTGATGTCAACTTCAAGTGGTTCACCATTTGCTGATTCAATTTGTTCCATCACTTTATTAGGACAAACCGCCTCAATGCCAAACCACTCATAGATTTCATAGACATCATTCGACACTATGACGCCCTTTATGTTTACCTTAGCCATCTACTCACCTCCTTCCGATGAAGTTTGCATATTGCTACCGCGAGGAACAGCTGCACTGTTTACGTAATATATTTTCCCAGTCCCATCCTCAATTGGGTTTCTGTCCTCGATTTCCCGCCATTCATCGGCGTTAAGAGCTCCGTTTTGGTGTTGTATTGCAAGACCTTCCTGTCGGCTCTTGTAATCACCACGAAGCAGGCCATCTACGTTAAATTTAACGTAGTACCCAGCTTCTCTTTCGGCCCGAGTGAACAGTTTCCAATTGGCTGTTTGCTCGATACGGGTTAGGTATGGCATCAACGTGTGCATGACAAACTCAATGCCTTGATGCTCAATATTGTTATTTGTGCTACGCTCCAAGTTTGCGATCATATGAGGAGGCACGCGGAACAATCCACAGATTTCATCACGGTTCAGTTTGCGAGTCTCAATAAACTGCGCATCCACAAACGGCATCGGAATTCGGGCGAATTTCATTCCCTCTTCTAGGATCAGTGGCTTCCATGAGTTCCCGAGTCCTACACCTTTTTCGTTTACCCACTCCTGCAATCTGGCAAAGGCCGCATCTGATAACGCTTGAGGATGTTCCAAAACTCCGCCGATATTCATTCCATTTTTATAAAAATGTGCAGTAAACTCTGATGAAGCCATGCCTATTCCGACAGCTTCCGCAGCCATCCTTATGGGCGAGTACCCCATAATTCCATCAAAACCGAAACCAGGAGTATGGAATACCCTATCAGCCGTAAACACTTCTGATTTACCGCGATCGTTTATATGGTATTCGATCTTTCCGGTATCACTATTGCGGACAGGCGTACAGTCCATCCAATTTACGGGGTAGATATCCTCCACTTGTCCACGTTTATTTCTGGTGAGAATGGAATAGCAATTGCCAGAAGTGGCCAAATGTCCCACCATAGTTTCGCGCCAACTCTGCGAGGTCATTTCATCATTCGGCAGATCGTGCAGCAAGCGGTAAACAGGATGATCCTCAGCCTTATCCTTACCTCCGCCCCGTCTCTTTTTATAAACGAATAACGGTAAAGAACCAACCCCTTCAGCTAGTACACGCACGCAACTAAACACCGTTATGAACCGCAAAGCTGTATCTTCGTTTACGTTGACTCCTGCCGCATTATTTCCACCGTATAATCGTTTCCTTATGTCGCTTGTAAAGTCATCAAAGGAATATTCTCCTTTTTGGAAAACGAGGTTCGTTAAAATGCCCAACTATCCATCCCTCCTTGTCCTCGATGGATATCCAAGCCACATCATTAATGCTCCACCGATTATGAGAGAGGCTGGCGGATAGATCAGCCATACTCCGCAGCTAAAAGCCAGGAATCCGACAATTAGGAAAAGTTCTTTGATTGTGTCCTCCCTAATTTTCACTTTTTTCACAGCGAGCGAGGCCCCCTTTCTTCGAATATCGAGCCGATAGGTTTTCCTGCAAGAGATAATGTCAGTTTGTGCGCATTTATAACCGCGTCTATAGGGTCAATCCGTTTTGTCTTGGCTTTTGGATCTTTATCGATCTTGATTTCACCAAAACTATTACTGACGGTCTTGGCGTTGACCATTGACCACGTTAGCAATTTATTGTTCCGGTCATAACTCACATTCCCCGCTTCGACTTCCAGTTTGAAATCCACGGTGGCATCGTTAAGGCTGCGGGCGCTCTGGACTACCTCAACACAATCCACACCGAACTCTTCAAGATCAGATAAAAAGGCATCCGCATTATGAGGGTCATATGCAATGCCTTTGAGTTTCAAATCATATTTTTTAATAAGGTCTTTGTAATATTGAATGATGTATTTATAGTCCGTTTTCACGCCGCCTAATGTTTCGGTTTTAGTAATTAAGCCATCCATGATCCACATGTCATAAGGAGCATCGTCAGACTGTATATGCTCGTCAACCCTAGCAGCCGGCATAAAACTGTGGGAGTGAACATAGTATTTCCGGTGCTGTTCGTCGTCCAACGGGAACTCTAAACAACCAGATGTCAAGTCGCCTCCCGATGAAAGGTCGAGCCCGAGATAACATCCCCGGCCGCGCATATCTTTCAGCGTGGTGTCGGATTCACATTTTTTCCAGTGTTCCATGTTCATGTACTGGTTATCTGCGAATTGTACCCATATATTAAGACCTTTTGTCATGAAATCCCGAAGGTCAGCGCCGCGCTTTTTCTTCGCCTTAATGGCATCGGTTCTTAAACTTGCAAGTGTTTCCTCGGTCCAGAGCGGATTCGCCTTCGGCCAGTTTGCTTCGTCCCAAATGTCATCACCCTTATCCAGTTCACAGATAAAGACAAAATGCGTTTCGTCAACGTGGAGCCCAGCCAAGATCATTTTTCCGTACTCATATTCTTCGTAGCACGGTGAATTCAGGTCGAATCCCGCCGTCGTGATGATCGATGTCAAGCATTGTTTTAACTTGCGTTGTCCGCCCGTCAACAGTTTATACATCTGGTTGGTCTTATGCTTGTGATATTCATCGACGGACGCAAAATAAGGCCTGAAACCGTCTATTGTCTCGGTATCGCGACCTATCGCCTTGATTTCCCCGCGAGTGATGTTGCAGAGAATGGTGCTCTTGTATTCTTTGGGAGTGAATAGTCCTTCCTCGTACTTCGTTCCCCCAAGTTCAGGATCGGCATTAATGAATTTCAGGCATTCCTTCAAAACAATACGGGCCTGATCCTCTTTTGTCGCTGCACAATAGATTTGCGGGTAATTATAGCCGTCAAAATTGCCGTAATACAGGGCCGGAACCGCGTTCCCAAGTGATTTACCGTTTTGCCGGGCCACTTGGACATATGATGTGCGGAATCTCCGGTACCCCTCCATGTTTAGCCAACCATTCCAACTGCCAAAAATGAAGTCTTGGAAGCCCCACAGCCTAAGCGGTTCTGGTTCTTCCCCCTCCGCAAGCGTCAAGCTTTCCGCGAAATCAATAATTTCATGGGCCTTTTCCGGGTCGAAAACGAACGGAAATTCGTCCGTACCTTGCCGCTCGAGGTCCTTTAAATGCCGTTCGCACGCCTGCCGCTGCGTTCCCCCGGCGGTGATCCGGCCCGAAACCACCTCTTGAGCGTAGGCTGTGACCCGGTCCTGCTCCGAAACTGTGTTGTATGGGTAAATTTGCGAGCTATACACCACGCCCGCCCCCGAACTTGCTGAACTTGCTTGGCGGCTTTTCATCTTTCTTTGGCTTCGGAACATTCTTAACTTTAGCAAGCGGATTTAAGAATAGGCGATCCTGCATTTTCAGGAGCATGTCCATCTTTTTATTAATAGCTGTCTCGATTTTCAATATTCCCTCAATCGAGGCCAATTGGGAAAGATACATCTGCGCCCGGGCCTCAAACTCTTCGACTTCCTCCATTTTTTCGAAATAATCATGCAAAATATCCTCATTTACAGCTATATTTTCAAGCCTTTGATACTGTTTCAGAAGCCTTTCGTACTCCGAATAAGTCTTACAATACATCGCCAGCAGCCCCACGTCCGATGTCGTGAGAAGGTCAATACCCTGCTTTGCAGCTTCCTTGTACTCTTTCATGCAATACTTCCAGCAAGTGTAGGCATTAACGTCATTCTTCACGAATGGCGGGGGTTTGAGCTTGTCTAGTTCACTTTTTCCAAGCTTAATTTCCGCCTCCTGACGCTGTTTGATCTGCTCTTTCGTTAGTCGGTTCGGATTCCCCTCTGCGAGGTGCAAACCAATCGGCTTGGAGTTCCGTCCCATCGGGTTCACCTCCTAAAACTCCCGAAAATTTCATAAAACGAATTTTTGCGCGAATAAAGGGGCACGCGGTCTACTGGTGAAAAGGTCCAAAGGATCCGATCCCCCTCCCCCTTTGCTTAAACCTCGCACCGCAAGCTAGTAGCCATCATCGCATCTCTTATCGCCTGTGAGACCTTCTCCATATCCATTGTAGGCGGGCACTCAATAACTACTGTAGTGGTAGCATGACGCTCCTTCTTGGCTTCCGCCTGCTCAGTGAGCCTATCATATTCGGCCAACTCCACTGGGGTTCCTTCAATCGTATACTCCCCCAAACTTATCTTCATCAACTCTCTCCTCCTTAGATGTGTCGCCTTCTCACCGTTCTCTTACTTCGATAGCCTTTGGCAAAGCTGTGCCCAACGCTTCCTTATAAACCTGTTCAGCCAATGGATACGGCATCCCTGCAATCGCAGCCTTTTTTACGGCATCGGCCAACTCTTGCGATAGAACATGGAACCAATCTCCTACGCATATGTTCGCTTTTAGATCAGCAATATTGAATTTCTTAGGTGGCGTCTGAATCATTGTTGGTTTATCCATTCCCAAAACCAACCTCCATTCAGAGTGTTAATGAGGCAATGAGTAAAGCTGTGATTGCCGCTGTTCTGGCCGCTTGTCCATAATTGCGCGCGTCTACTTGTTTTTTCAAATAGTTAGCATTGATATATACTAGGATCACTATTGCAGTCTTAATTGTGATCGTTGTATAATTCATTCCCAAAACCTCCATCCTCCTTGGCCGTCTTGACGCCATGACATGATTCGCAAAGCCCCTGCCAATTCTTCCGGTTCCAGAACAGCTCCTTGTCTCCCTTGTGCGGTATGATGTGGTCAACCACTGTCGCCTCTATCAATCTCCCGTCTTCGTAGCATCGCTTACATAGTGGATGTTCACGTAAGAATCTTATCCGAGCTTTACGCCATCGATGATCATATCCTCGCTTCGCTGCTGACTCACGGTGTTGGTCATAACTGTATCCGTTGTGCTGATGTTCATTGCAGTACGCATCCGTCGTCAGGTTCTTACATCCCGTCTTACGACAAAACTTTTTTAATACCATGGCTCTTTCCCTCCTGCGGAGTGCACCAACAATTCAGTTTCATCTCCCCTCGATAAAATAAAGAAGCCGCTGAATAATCAGCGACTCAAGTACGCAATTTATTTTTCTAACGTCCCACCTGGAATAAAATCACCTTTACACCATCGTACAAAATGATTTGCATGCAGCAAGTATGTTTTCTTTGTCGATTCTTCCATTTTTGAATTCAATACCTCTTGGGTGTACTGGTCCAATAGGTCATTTAACTTTTTTTGAATCTCGTTATCCACCTTCATACAATCCCTCCTCTTTCCCTATTTTACCATCATGGTTGTGATAATAAAATGTGCCCCCCGAAGGAGCGGCTATAAAGTATACATTGGCATAATTTCCACGCCACCGAATATGGATAATATTGTATGATAAATATAATTTATGGAAGGTGATTATGTGCATTACAAATTTTTGTCGTGTGTTATGTTATCGGTTTTGTTAGGCAGCATGCTTACTCCGACAGCAGGGGCAGCCCCACCAGTACAAAAATCTACACTAGAAGAGACTGCAACTAAGCAGCGTACCGAACGAGTACTATGGGCATATAACAAGAAACACTATCCAACAAGGGCATCCATCCCATCCACCTATTACTACAACGATGGTAAGTATGCTGGGCAACTCAAGATAACATATGTTACCTCATATCGTGACGGATCAGGTGAATGGTGGAGTGTTACCTATGAAGGTACTGTTTATCCAATCTCCTAACAAAAGCGCCGCCCCCTCATCAGGGGCGGCTATATAGAGAAGGAGGATTAACATAATTAGTAGTAAATTTTGTTGTGGGAAAGGGGCGGAATCGAACCGCCGACCTTCGTAGGCTATGGGCCCTGCCCCGAGCGCTCTGTCCTCTGAGCTACCTTTCCATCATTGTTTAGACGCGGCGCGGTTTCCACCGAAGCACCGGGGGTGTTTCCCGCGCCGATTTACCCGTCTATATATAGGTGGCATTCGTATGGGGTACTTTAGATTGTATCTTCTTTTATATTTTTCTTGAATTCGTCCAGCGTCGCCACTGTTTTACCCACCCCCCTAGTGCCGAACATCAAGTAATCAGGGTAACTTTTATTAGTAAATGTTTCGACCTTTTCAAATTGTTCTACTAATTCGTCTTTTAATTTTATTGATAGCTTATTCATTTTATCTTCAATTATTTTATCTGCCTCATCAGATGAAAGTGATGAGATTGATTTCATTTCTTGTAAAATTTCCTTTTGGAATTCCTCTAATGGCCTTTTTAACATTTTTACCGCTAGTGTTTCACGATCCATATGACTAAGCTTATTATCAACTTGACCAACTTTTTCTTTTAATTCTCCCAAAATCATGCTTAAATCATCTTTCAAGTGATCTGCTTTTGTTGCTTCTCTTACTGAAATATATATTGCCACAAATGCAAGCGATATTGACACAAATGTTGAACCATATGATATTAAATTCATTACTTGAATATCGTTTGCATGTGAAGTTCCAAATGTAAGGGCAAGACATAACATCACCCATAACCAATCCCTATGTCTCCATTCCCACTTTTTCATATCGCGTACCCCCGTATTTCTTATATCGACATCCATAATTATACACGACATTTCTAGTTCTACGAGCATATAAAAAAAAGACGAGCGAACTCGTCTTAAGTGAGTAAATCAAATAAATCTACTTGCCTACTATGATGAAGCAGCTTCTTTTTGGCCTCATCTACAAAGGATTGAACAGAACTTTTACTTAGTCCGGTTATTTCCGCTGTCTCCCCATAAGATAAACCACCCCCAATAACCATTTCATAACATTCCCTTTCCCGCGGAGACAACTCGCCTAAAGCAAATTCGATTCTTTCCCTTTCGCGATCTGTAATGCGATCGGCCTGTACGGCGCCACCGCTGCATGACTTGGATACGTATGCCTGGAGCTTGAGAGGATCGACTGGTCTTTCCCTTTGATACGCCGCCCGGCGCTCTATGCCTCTCTTGTTGCCCGGCCGGCGCCCGGTCTCCATCCATTCGATATCGTATTCACGATCGGATATCATCGCGGATAGGAAGGACATATCACTTTCCAGCGCGGCTATCTCGGCTGCTATCTTCTCGGCCTTGTCATAGGGAATCGTAGGCTGCGTGATTTTCCCCACCATCTTCAGCCAGCGCCCCTGGCGCTCCTTCAACTCGTCCCGCATTTGTTTCAATTCATCCCTCTTGTGAATAAGTGCCTTCCTGGTGTCCTTGTATTCCGGTATCAGATCCTGCATCGTCTTCACCCCGTTCTTGTCCGTAAACTTCTTTGAGAGCTTCAGATAGGATCACCAACATTACATTGGCGGCCGCGGCCTTGTCTTGCCATTGCTCGTATTCATTTGCCGCGATCGTGATGGCCGCCTTTAGTTTCCGTTCCCGGTTCTCCGCGGCGCCACGCTTGGCGGCCAATGCCCGGAATGTGTCTTTAAAGTTGTGATATTCACATAGGAGGCGCACATACTCTGCTTTTAATTCGTTGTAGCATTCGCTCTTTTTTTGATATTCAGTTTGCCAGTCTGTTTCTACCGGCTCCTGCTTCGTATCAGGCATCCTGGACCACCTCCAGAAAGTCAAGTCGGTAGTACCCGTAAAAATATAAATAACGACTCTGCCATTTTACTTGCGCTCTCTCTCCGCTCTTGGATATCTTTTTAACACAGCCTACGCCATAGTGTTTGTATCGTTTGTGCCGGACTTTTACGCCCGGCTGGTACTGCTCTTTATGCATCCTCTACAACTCCTTTCAGCAGGTGTGGGTGTTCGTATATGTTGCCTATGACTTCACATTCATTGAGATAAATCTGGGTAAATAAGATATATCCATCATTGCCTAATTCCGTTTTCCCTTTTAAGGCATATTGGCAATCGCCAGTAAAGACAACATACCCTGTCCAATCAAATTGGGGAGTGTAAACGATATCCCCCTCATATATCTCCTTGCCGTTGCGGTCGTACAAGCCGGTGAATTGCAGGAACTCAACATCCATTTCATAATCGTATCCATCTTCGTCTTGGCGAGACATATCGATAAGAGCCAAACCATTGTATGAAGCTATTTTGTACCGTTCCGGGTCTAAGTTTGGCCCTAACATCACGTTTTCTTCTCTGTCCCAAAACTTATACTTTGGTCTACTCATCCCCTAAGCCCTCCAAGTTCTTTTGCTTTAACATCTCCCTTATGTCTTGCGCCAACTCGACGTCATTTGTCCTGTCGGCATATTCGTACATTGCCATGCAGGCAGCGAAGTCTTTATGCGGGCGAAGCACAAAGCACCCACCCACCACTTGCCCTGTCTCATTGTTGATGACCGTGTATTTATTGTATAGCCCTTTACTCATCCCCTGTACCTCCTGACACAAGTGTTTCGATCCGCTTTGCTTGGGCAATATGTTGAATCTCATACAGATATCCATTTCTAAGAATTATGTCCCCAGGTTTTAAAGGGCAGGTTAAGACATCAACATTCGTTATATCAACCTCTTCTTCGCCCCAAGTCTTGCCGCCGTCTCGGCTTACATTGATCATCTCTACTTTCATTCCCCTGTACCTCCCTGCCCCGTGGGGTTCCCCTCGTAACAACAAAATGGATTCGGGCACAAATACCACCATTCGCCGTGGGCGATGTATTCGTACTCCATTTGCCAATGACATTCTGGACATTTCTTGACTCCTTCATCTGGCGCCGTCATGATTCCGTTCCCTCCCCGTCCTCTATCAGTTCCCCGGTTGTCTGCCATTGCGAGCCATCCCATTCCATCCATTCGTAACCATATTCCTTGGCCCAGAAAATCTCTTGCTGTAATCGTTCTTCATCCGTCATCCCGACGTACTCTTCTTGGTCCAGGTCTATAATGCGTGTCACCGCGATCGTTACCTTGGCTTTCATTTTGCATCCTCCTACATTCCTAGCAATCTGCGAAACCATTCGCCGATCGCTTCAGGGTTGTTTATTAAAAATGCCGCCACGGCAATGTAACCGATAAAACTTAGCAGAATCCCCACGAAGGCTGTAATGAAGATCGCCTTTACCATTTTATCGAGCTTCATGACTGCTTCCCCTCCTGACCGTAGATTGGCAATCCCCAGTATTTTTCTTCGCACGGGATCACATGTGTAACCTTACGAAAACCATCAGGAATTGATTGATTGAATATGTCGATTCTGAATTGTTCTCCTGTTTCAATTGACTTGATTACCAAGTATCTTGATGGATGCTTTTTCATCGCTCCCCCTCCTGTATGCGCTGTATGGCTTTCCTCAACGAAATTCTGGCTGTTTGCGGATACTCGCAATCGATATCGTCTATAGCTTCTTGCATGACCTTTAGTGCGTCTTGGAGCTGCGCTTGTAGCCGTTCAATCTCTTCTCCCATTTTTATTTGGCCTTCAATCATATGCAACGACCACGACTGCTGAACTTCATGATGTAATCGGAAATGTTCATTTTCTTCTTTCAGCGTCTCGGCCGCGGTCTTCATCTGCTCCGCTATTTCCCGTTCACGTTCGTACATCTTGCGTAGACGTTCTACTTCTTCCCACGCCGATTGCTCCGATTCAAACACCCAGCCGATAAGCGTCGACAAATTGGCATTTGACAGCTCTTCCGGTTTCGACTCAGGATTGTCCAGCCAGCGCTTTAATGCATTCCGTTCCCTGTCCGTTAGCCGCTTATTCATTTGTTTCACTCCCTTTAACATGAGGATGATGTTTCGCGTTCGCCTCGAAGCATTTCTAATATGTCATCATCAAAAACCCAGCCCCTTAAAACCCCTTCTTTTTGCTCCTTTAATACTCGATCGTATATCTTATGGATTAGTATCTTTGTAATCGGCAACGAAGAGTATGTCTTCTCTTCATTAGCAAGATGCAATTCTGTTATTCCATAATCAACATTCATCTTAATTCGATCTATTGTTACTTCTATGTCGAAAACTTTAAAAACAAACGAGGTGTCGAGAATGAAATCCACATTGCAATGTGTGTAATACTCCCCGCTTGGATCTGAACAACAACTTAGATGGTTTTTGAACACTTCTTTAATTTGGATCTTTTTCACGTCTTCCTTATTCATTTGCTTCACTCTCCTTCAAAATCTCTTGAGCGCGATTGATATAGGGCATCCAGTTTTCAGGATTGATCTGTTTCGCTTTTTCAGTTAATTTGTCCGCTTCTTCTTTTGCTACTAGTTCGTAACAGTGCCATCTAAAGTATTCTCTACTAATCCACCCTGTTGGAGATCCGTTTGTATTGATGCTGTTTGCAGTCAGCCCTCTGATTACAGTCAAATCACCGATACTGCTTAGTCCTTCGTTCGAAATGCATCGAAGTATATCTCCTTCTTTTAACTTCTTGGTGTCTCTCATCCCGTTACCTCCCTTAGAGGGCCGTACCCTCAATTTGCGTCAAAATGCATTTCAAATTGCTTGCCACATTCTTCGTTGTCACAGGTCAAAATGAATGTTTGTCCGCATTCATCTACATCTCTTTCCATCCATGTTGCCCCACAATGTGGGCACTCTATTTCTGTTGCTAATACTGCCACTTCTGTATCTGCATAGGTTCTATAGATTCTAAGCATCCTCTATTCCCCCTTAAAGGCCCTTAATGTAAACGTGTGTATTCATTTAGCAATTGAGTCTTAGTCATTTGATAAATCTGCTTAGTGCCATCGTCAAAGTATTCGTAATGGATATAGCCGTCAACGTCCTCGTAATGGACGTAGATCATCTCTTCCGGGTTTTCGAATAGGCAATCATACTTGTAAGCTTGGATCGGTTTCATTGTTGAATTTCCGTTCTCTTTCCCTTTTCTCATACGCGGACATACATGCAGATTCTAAAACCTCGTACTCGGCTAATTCTTTATCCTTCACATCGATTACAATGTAATATGGAATAACGAGGTACTCTTTCCCGCACTCGCTACAGCTTGGTCGGGTAAATGCATAGCAGCCGCATTCTTTATCAGTGGGTATATCCTTAAAATCAAAATCCGCGTTATCAAATACTACAAATCCTTTGCATCCTGGACTATTACAACGATGAGCCTCTATAGACATCTGTTATCTCTCCCTCGCCTTTTGTAACTGCTCATATATCCGATCGCGTTCCTCGGCCGCTGCCGCCCAACGAGCATTTGCTGTTGTTATCCTCGCCCGGGTTGAGCCCGGCCCAAGTGAACGGCGTGCTGCTGCTGCCTTCTCTGTTCGCTTCTCGGCCGCTGCCAACTGTCGCTCTAACTTCGCTATTTGGTTCATGCTCTCTCCTTAGGGCGCTGTGCCCTAGATATAAAAATCAAGCTTTCGGTAATGTTCAAGTAATCCACTTTTCGCAAGCTGGATGTATCTCTTTTGAACTGAGCTTCCTGGGCGATCAAGAGCAAGTGAGATGGATTCTTTTCCGTCAAATTTGTAAAACTTCGCCAAGTAACAAAGTTCTTCATCTGTGTACGCTTCGCCGCGCTTTGGGTGGTAATCTGGATGGTATTTCATCATTCCAGTACTGTCGTACTCTATTGGCTGCTCCATCTCTCTTGCTCCTTTCAAAAATTTAAAGCAAGTTGTGTCGCTTTATTTGGTTGGTACGGCACCCACTGTTCACCGTATTCCTTCATCCACTCTGTTACTGTCTTTCTCCGGTTCCATTCACCACGTGGTATCCATGTGGTGCTGTCTCCCTGTGTCGCTGGAAGATACGGCGCGAACCACTCAGGACGCATCATACCGAGTAAGTGGACTTTAGCGGTTACTTCCGGCCCGAGTAGCCTATCAAGGTACCTCATCCGATCCTCTTCATTCATCCGAACAAGCCCACCTATAAAAACGACAGGTTCATTCATTAGCATGGATTCATCCCCACCCGGCTGCAGGATAGGGACCGGGTTATATCCTCGGCGGCGCATGTCTTTCAGATACCACGATGTGACTTCGTGATCTCCAATCTCGTCATACTGCATGAATACATGTCGTGATTTCACGTGCCGGTCGATGTAAGAGCGGTATGACTGGTAGGAGATACAGTCATCGCTAAATGTTCCCGGGTCCCATATCACGGCTCTGCGTCTCATGTATGGCTCGATCCACGATGGATACTTTCGTAGCAGGGTAGCACTCAGCAACCAGTACGGACACACGCTTGCAGCTTCGGCCAAGTGTTTTCGGTTGACGCCTGCAACATAGATGATGCGCCGCACCTATATCCTCCCCCTTAGGGCGCTGTAGCGCCCCATTGATTTAATTCCGACCGTGGCCACTAGGATTTAATTCGCCTTCTAAGAATCTTATTTTCTTTTCCAGTATCTCGATGTAAGAGGCTTGCTGTCCGTTTATCTTTTCGAGCAAGGTTTCTTTATGCTGCCTTCTCAGCCGGATGACCATGCCGCCGCATTCATGACGATCGACAACGTACTCATCATTAGCACCTAGTTGTTGTAATTTTCCTGATTGGTTTCCGCACGTACAAAATCTGAAGAATTGGTTGTTCACTCTATTCCCTCCCTCATGCCCGGGCCATCCGTTTATATGAAAATTCATCTTCAAACCATAAACTCATTAGGTACGCGCAACCGGCGATTTTATGCTCGTGCTTCGGCTCGAACGATCCGAGAATTGCTCTAATATGTCGGAAAGCTTCTTGTGTATCGATCCCTTCTCGGGGCTGGGCTTTGAGTTCCGATAGCCCAATGTAGAACCAATCGCTGATGAGTTTGCACCATTTTGACCCCAGTGACGTGAATTCTTCCGGTATCTCTGACATGGCCGGCAGCAGCTTCTTCATGTCGCCGCCGAATGCCATTTCGAGATCTGTTACTTTCTGTGGCTTTTTCATATCCGGTTCCCCCTTATAGCACTTTCCCGCCGTGGCGCTGCGGGCGCGTTGCGTTGTATGCCATCTTTTCGGCAATCGCCCGTTCAAGGTCGATACCGTATAACACGGCCAAAGACTCGGTGTTAAGCAATGCATCTGCCAAGCTGCGGACCATTGTTTCAGTTGCTGCAAATGATTCCGATAGATTAAGGTGGATAACGGCAAGGTTATCCGCGAATGGAAACAGCTCCACCACTTGCCAGTTTGGTCCTTTCGATTCACAGGCTTGTTGTAGTTCCTCCCCAAATCCGTAATGTCCGGCGATGTCGAATATCCGTATGCAGATGTCGGCAAGCTCCGACGGTATTCCGCATGGCTTCCAAGTGTCATTTACCAGTTCGGCGGACCGTTTTATTTCGTCGCCACATTTCTTCTCGTACCAAGTTGCATGCGGAACAGCACCATTTCGATAATCCTCCAGTGCCTCGCTAACCTCCGAATGCACTAGTGCGATCAACTCCCCGTATGTCCGTGGTTCTTCCCACCAGCCTTTGTTCACCGCGTTTTGATGTGCTTCTTTTACGAGTTCCGCTATCTTTTTCATGTCCGTTCCTCCCATAAGTTCTTGTAATATTTCAACCGATCTGCACTGGTAAGATGATGTCGCTTTCCACCTCGTTACCCCACGCATGCCAGCCCGGGAAGCGTTGTCGGGCGAAAAGTTCGATCCGACTAACATCACCTAACAGTTCAGTGATTTTATTCCGAAAGATAGCCGGCTTCTTACTGTGCTGCTCTTTTGGAGCCTCAACTACCTCGGGTTCATTCGTCTCCACAATTTGCCGTATCGAGCGGCTGATAACCTGCTGCTTGGCTCGTGTCGCCTTGCTAATTCCAATCAGTAAAGGCTCCGCATTCGCTCTTGTGTAAGCCCCCATCCCCACTACATGAGCATCTGATTTTGGGTATTTCTTGACCCAAATAAACGCAGCCGTCTTGTATTCGAAACCCCAAGCTTGCATTAGCCGGACCGCCTCCATGTAGTTAGGGAATGTCGCCCACATGAAGCAAATCGCCTTGTCTGATGCAATATCCCTAATTGGTAATCTGATAAGTTCGTCCGTCGTCATAACTGGATAATGATTTTCGGCTGCTCCCCGGCCTTTTTGTCTATAGGCCCAAGGCGGGTCCGCATAAATGATGTCATATTTCACCGTTTTCACCTCGTTTTACGTACATATGTTCTGTTTTCTGCATGTAATAGCACGCACTCTACGGCCTCGTAGAGCCTTCATCTTGTTTGGATGTTCATTTACCCTCTATGTTTACTAGAGTCGAAATTTACCCATGTTCCGTTCGCCTCATGCTGTATCTCGCTGCATTTCCTCGAACTCTATTTCGATTCTTGGATTTTGGCGGTCGATTTCAAAATCCATAATCCGCGGCAATGCGTACTGGTCATTCTCATAAATCCCCGCGTCTTCCAAAGCGTCAAGCAGCAGTTTCAGGGCATTATGCGTATCTCGCTTCCTCCGGTCCGGAAAAAAGAACCATAGCCGAACTATTGTTTTCCCTTGTGCTGTCATCCACCGGTTCCGCCTGCGCCATACATTCGCCGTTAATACCGTCTCTTCGTACCAAGCATGTGCAACATCGGTAAGCACCCGCATGTTTCTATTTTTCACCCGCGCGTTTCGGTACATGTGGTTTACGCTTGGCGCCAGACCGTTCAGAATTAGCCGTTCCAATTTGTTCACCCCTCCGTCGCTTGTGTTGGCTCGGATGCTCCAGCACGTACCTTCTTCCCCGGATTATCAGCACGCTCTCCAGTCCGTTCTTTACCTTTCCGACTCTTGCGACCGGTCGATAGATGTCGCCCGCCTTTCGCTCTTTCATCCGGCATTCTCCTTCCCCATGCCCCGCCGGGACGGTCTTTTATTTCCCTTTTTCGTTTCTGGTCCATAACCAAGATTCCGATCTCGTCCACGTCCCGCCCGAACGCTCGGGCAATGTCAGTTACACAAAAGCCCTCTTTCCACATCTGCCGGAATACTTCAAGATCCCTTTGCTCCCACATAAAATCCATGTCGTCACATGCGATGTATGCCATCTCTACCACCTTCCCGGATAGGGGCTGCGCCGGCGTTCTCTTCCGTATGCATCTCGAAATGGTCCGATCTTCGCCATCCGTTCCCGTTCCTCTGGCGTCATTTGCCGCTCTACCACCTTGCTAGGCTGCCTGTCTCTGTCGTCGCGCTCCGGGTCTCGCCGCGGCACAGGTCGCTTTCCGCCCTTGTATGCGAATCCGTCTATCATCTCGTACCCTCCTTGCAATTGGGGCATGGTCCGAACTGCGTCATTGCCCCTATGCGCTTGATGACCACCTTACTACCGCCGCAAATAGTGCATGTTTTCATGGATTTCTCCTCCTATTCCGTCCGTTTACGTGAATCAACTTTACCCACGGTTCGATCCGTTCCATAATCCGCGCCGCCTTCTTCTTGTGCTGCTGCGGTTCCATCTTGTCGAAGTCCTTCACGTTGCTAAGGTGCCTTTCCAGTTCGGTCATTGTGAGGTTCGAAGTATATAGCGTAGGCTTCTGCTCCATACGCCGCTGTAGCACTGGCCCTAACACTTCATCCCTTGTCCAAGTCGTCAACGGCTCGGCCCCAATGTCGTCCAGTATCAGTACATCCACATCTCGTATTGCATCCAGCTTCTCGCTTACTGTATTGGTCGATATGGCCCCCTTCACTTCTTCCAAAAAATCCGGGACATAAACCATTGCGACCGCTACACTACGGTTAGCCAACTCATGGGCGACTGCTCCAATGATTTTCGTTTTCCCGATCCCCATGCCGCCGTAGAGGTACAAGCCTTTGACTGTTTCCCCTCCTTTAAATTCCAAGCAGTATTTCATGCATTCCGTGATTGCTGCTTGCCGCTGCGGATCAACGTCCAATTGTTCAAACGATGATTCTGTTATTGATGCCGGCATATGATGGCTCTTGATCATCTGCTTTATTTTCTGCTGCTTGTTTAAAGCCTGTTGTAAATGGCACGGCAGCAGCCGGAAGTTGAGCAGTTCCCGGTACGGCGGATCCGAATCTGGCACTAACCTATGCCCAGGAAATTCGTTTTGGCAGGTATCCAGTCCAGTACAGGCCCGGCAATTATCACAATTTCGGGTGTAGTTGTAGAGCTCGCTTTTCTTGCTCTTCTTTAGGTCGCAATCAGGAAACTTTTCCTTGAGCGCACCTATGTCCGGGTGCTGCTCGAGTTCTGCTTCCATACGCGCCAAGCGTTCTTTGTAATTCGGCGGGATTACCTTGGCTTCGCCTAAGACCGCACCCATATCTTTCAACCGGTATCACCTCGCATTTTCTTGAGTTGCTCAAGCAAATCTATTACGTTCTCCTTTCCTTTCTCTCCGGGCGGAACGGTATCCGCCTCCGGGACGGCCCCCGACGCCTCTGCAGCGGGAACGGTACCTTGCTGGGCGTAAAGAGAAAATACGATCGGAGAACAGTATTTCAGGCTATTGATTTCATCCCGGTTGTGCTGGGGCTTGTAGTTATCAAAAGCTTGGTCTATCCCCTCTAGCACAATTCGCAATGGTATCCGGTCGGAAATATACCTATCAATTTCGCCTTCATCCTTTGCCGATAGATTCCAGCCCTTTCCCCTACGTTGCAGAAACTTGGATGTAATCTTCTCTCGGTATTCTCGGGCAGAAATCTTCCGGTCAGAGTCGGTATCTGAATTATCAGGAACGGAATCCTGTTTTTCATTCAGTCCAAGAATTGATTCGATATCGTCGGGCCGGCTCTCTTTCTCACCATTCTTTTCATTCTCTTTATTCTTTACATTCTTGTTTGTGCTCATTTGTTGCTCATTTGTTGCTCGTTTGTTGCTCATTTGCTGCTCGTTTTGTTGCTCATCTTCATCGTCCGAACCTTGATAAAGTGCCCAATTATCAATGGTTACGACGCTAAATTTGTTGCTCGTTTTGATGCTCAGAAATCCGCCTTTTTCGAGCGACATCAGCCATCTCCAAACGGTATATTCCGAAACTTGATCCTTCTTCTTTAGACCGTTGTTGTACTCCGAATGAAGCTCGAATCTACCGGTTACAAATTGTCCTGGCTCGAGCAAAACTGTCTGATTCCCGACAATCTGCTCGCGCCGTTTATGGGTTGCCGTAAGCAAGCAGATTGTCCATAGCCGATACAATTGATGGTTGTTAAAAATGGCATTGTACCGGATCTTTCTATGAAGTTTTATCCAGCCTTGCATACCACCCACCTGCTTACGAAATAATTTCTATTGTTCGAGGACTGTTCGGCTTGCGTCTGATCTTCCCCTGTGCCTCTAAAGCGTTAATATGATGGTGCACTGTATTTGTAGATGAAAGCCCAACCTTTTCCCCAATCTCTCGCACTGTTGGTGGATAGCCTTTTGCGAGTACATGTTCTTTAATAAACTCATAAATTTCTTGTCGTCTAGGACTGATTTGGCCCCGCATGTATTTCACCTTCTCCCTAATACCGTATTAATGATGTTGGCTAGCAGCCGCCTAAACCGTATCCCCTCCGGCGTGCCGTCCAGCCAGCGGTGACACTCCGTGCATAGGTGCAGCAGGTCCGTGACCTTGGTCTTCCAATCAAGCTGTTTCCGCCCGGTCAGGTGCGCCCTCTCTGTTGCCCATGCCTTCTCGCAAATCTCACATATGCCTTTGCTTCGTTCCTTTAGCTCCGCGTCCACAGACGGGCTTATATCGCCCTTTTGCTTCTGCGTATCCTTAACTCGCTTGCTTTTTAATTGTGTTCCTTTTGAGTAAGGGCGAAACGGTAAAGTCAATTTCTTTCGCCTCCCTCTCAATACAGACTTAACTCCGAATAATGTTTGATCTGCTTGATTACCTTGGTAGCTCGGCAAAACTCGCATTTCTCGCACCGAACCGGTTCAACTTGTCCCGACTTAACGGCCTTCACACGTTCGATGTTGTTCCGTACAATCTGCAGGCTGGATTCAATCACGTCGTAGTCGAAATAGATGACTTCATGGTCGGGCGGGTCCTGCTTGGTCACGATAACCATATGTGGGAGCAACCACTCCTTCCGCCACGTGCTCCGTTTCTCAATTTCGGCATATACGGCCATTTGAATCGTGTATCCATAGTGGTCTAGAAAATTCTCATAGCACTGCGCTTCCTTGTTCCACCACTTGCCATCCATTTCTTTGATCGCTTTCAAGTCCGTAAATATGCCGGTCCCAGGCTGGTAGCTGTCCATCATGATTTTCCATGGAATCCCGAACAGTTCAGCTGTCATAATGACTTCCTTTTCCCCATCCAATGCCTTCATGACAAGCGGGTCGCGCTCCAGCACTTCAATCATCTTGTTGCAATTCCTAAAGTTGGACTTAAGCTGCCCTTTTGTATCCCCCCGAGTGCTAAAAAAACTAGGGTTGTTCGCCTTAAATTCTTCGATAACGCCTTCGTTCCAGGCGTGTAGGTAATGCCCTTCGTCAAATGCTTCCTTCCTTGGCCGCTCGTATTCGCCACTTAGTTCGGCCATTGTCATAGCTTCACAGCCGCCATAAGCGGGCAGGAAACTCTTAAACTGGCTTACTGACATGTAATGCAGGTTGGCTTCTTGACTGTAATAGTTCTCCTTAGTTAACTCCATCAGGATCACCCATTTTCGCTTCTAGCATTGTCAGGAATTCTTCTGCCGCTTCTTCGCTCAACTGAGCCAAACCAGAGCCATAAATGGTCTTACATTGATGTTCTAGTAAATTTATTTTTAATCCGAGTTTTATCCAGGTTTCTCTTATCTTGGCCTGTATTTCTTTGGATGCTTTTTGCTCGAATTTCTTCTGGAAAGCATCTGGGTCGTCTTTATCAGTCGGAATATTGAAGAATTTCAAAATGAAATATTTTTCACCATAGGTTAATGCCTTACCTACTCCCTTTTCTCCTGCAATGTCCACGCCCTGTGAATACCACGGACATTCAACTGTCTCGGAAGGGTTGTCAGCATTAACCCACGTCATAGATAACGTTAATTCAGTAAAATATGTCGTTGTCTTTTTAGGCTTTTCTTTATCAATAAACTCTACCGTTTCAGTAAGGAGAGACTTGTCCAAAATTCTTGGAACTAGAATCAAACCCATTTCATTGATTTTGTCCCTAACTGACGCTAATACTTGAGCACTTCCGGTATATTTGTATTGCTGGGATGTCTCTTCTTTTTTCAGATAAGAGACAGACTTCCTTACCTCCAGTAATTTTTGATAAATATTCAGCTTTTCAGTGCCCAACTTTACAACCTCCCAAAAAGTGTGTTATTGTGTCCGTAACTGATTTTTATTGATGATTTGAAGTGGTCGCGGCCCCCACCGCGGCCATTTCGCTTTCAACTTGCTGGAGCAGCGTAATCACGTCTGACAATTCATGATTCATAAACCATGACAATTCGTCTAAGGCGGACCATACTGCAACTCCTTTGGTACTATCCTGCAATTTCTCCAACTTCCCGATGGCTTCTCGAAGTTGCTCCATACTCTAGCCCCCAATCCACTGGTTTAAATACGCTTACTTCCTTTCCAGAACAATCAATCGCCTCAAGCAAACAATCCAAGCAATGCGGTTCCCGGTGCTTGTACACCAGATATTCAGCCGGCCGCCCGCATCCGCATTCCGGCCTCATGATTCCATTTCCTCCAACAGTGCCTCATACCACGCCTGCGCACCGCCTACCGTCCCGAATACGAGATACCGAGTAAGCTGGCACGTATTCCGGTCCGCATCACACGCCGCGGCGATCCATTGGCTCTCATCTGTTTTCATCCGTCATCCTCCTTTACACTGTGTAGCCGCCGTGCCGAGATTTATATGCCATGCAATCTGCAGCATGTAGGATATGCATCCATACACCACCGATTTTTACGCACAACATGCCGTCCTTGAGCTTTCCACCCTTGAACATGTTCATCCTCCTTTCTATAGCTCGTCCAACTTCTGGCGAAGGTGTTTGATATCAGCTTCTGTAATATCGATGAAGACGTTCATCATGTGCGCTTCGACTTCTGCTAGATAATCATTCTCCACTCGCTTACTTCCCCACTTTGTCAATTCTGATGTGTTGCTGGCCCAATCAATTTTGAGACACTTGAAACTATCACCTTTGACAATTTTGAGATAATACTCTCGGTTGTTAATGGCCTCCATAATTTCTCGTGCTTGCTTCACGCGTTCTTCCATGTATTCCAGCGTTTTAATATCCATGTTCATTCCCCTTTCTTAATTTGAAATCGCCAATCGTTCGTTAATAGAGTTTCACCAGTCAAACGATTAACAATTTTGTATGCTTCCTTGCTTTTTGTGGCGTCATAGAATCGGATTAAATCAGTAACGGAGTCACCGAGCGCCGCAGGATGTTCACCTATGAATAGGTGGAATACACCAAGCGTCAGGACTTGATCGGGCGCTACATCTGTAGCTTTCAAATATCCTTCGACAGCCTCTTGAATCTTTGCGGCCCCGTGTACGTGGTATAAAGAACCATTCGCGATCTCATTACATGTGTCCGTTACTTTGTCCCATAAGAGTATGTTTATATGGTTCTTCATGCGCTTTCCTCCTTCAAACGCTTAATGATGTAGACTTGTCCTTTAGGCGTAACCCGCGGTGTCCGATATGTTTCGGCGCCCGAGTTTCTTTGGTAAACGCCCTGCACAACTTCAAACCATCCTGCATCAATTGCCCGTTGCATGGGCTCATTGGAGCCGCACATGATTAGCCCCCACTCCCGGAGCTTTGCGAATAACCGGTTCTGGCCAATGTTGATCCCGTTCTTGCTCGCTAGCTTAGCCATCTCCCGGACCCGAATGCTGTTCTTGCTGCTCATACAAGTTTCTGCAAACTGTACAAGTGGCTGCTGCTGCTTTACTTGACTTTCTGCTGCAAGCCTCGCCTGTTGCTCTTCCTTTAGCCGTGTAGCAAGGTCGATAAGGAAGTCGGGGCTTGTGAGCGCCTTTTCTAACGTTTGATCCGTCATATAGGCTCCGTGCTTACGGATGCTCGGCAGTACCTCGTGAGTCACCCACCGTTTAAATTGTCGTGCTTCCGGCTTCCGACTCTTCATAATGGCGCTGTACAATCCCGATTCATTAATAATTCCGAATGATTGCGGTCCGCCAGGGGTGACCATATTGTGGGCATCCTTTTCATCCTCATCTAATAGCCGAACAACTCGATATGCACTATCGAATCCCAAAACCTCTGCAACATCTTTTGCCACCCACCAAGGCTGACCGTCTTTCGTGACTACCCGGATTTCATTTCCGACGAAGTTGAATACTTGTAATTGATTCATTCTATAGCCGCCCCTTTCTGGCGATTTATAACCATGTACCGGAATGCTTGCAATTGGAGTAGTTGAGCCGTAACCTCAGCTACTCTTGTTGTGAGTACTGTCATGTTGAAATCTGGATTAGAGGAATGCTTCGCAACCTGTTCTTCCAAGCTCTCCAAGCATACGTTCAGGATATTTTCAATGCGGTCGATGCTGGATGTTATTTTTTCGATGGTCTCCTTTCTGTTCAATTCCTCCCGCACAATCTCCCTAATACGTTGTTCATCTAATTGGTTCATGCTGACTCTCCTTTCTGACCACCAGGATTTAATTCTTCGCCTTCACGATACTTATTGATTAGGTGCATCAGTTCCGTATAAAAACTGCTTAAGCGATCCGGTTCTATAAACCTGAAATTCGTCACCCTGTCCTTTTTAAAAGCTAACCTAAAGGCCGCATACAACCCCTGCTGGTTTTGATACCAGTGACCACATCCGTTGTTGTAATCACTCTTCAGTAGGTCCTCAATCTCTTCCCGGACACGAATCCATTCTGGTGAATATACATTCCGAGTTGTTGGTACCCGATAGCTTTCCATCTCCTTAATCAATTCAGCTTTTAAGGATTGGCGCATCTGCTCATACTGTTCTGGAGATAGAACAATTGCATTTGGGTTCATGCTGATTCTCCTTTCTCATACCTACCTTCTTGTTCTTCCATCCATTTATCGAGAGTTGATAGACGAAACCTGTAATTGGGTCTCTTGGCTTTGGAAGAACTCATTCGAATTGCCTTGATTTGCTCTTCGCGGACCATCGTATATAGAAACTCTTTGCAAACCCCTAGATACGACGCTGCTTCAGTCGAAGACAATGTTGCGCATTCAATCCGTTTTTTGTACAACCGCTCTACTTCGCCCTCGATCTTCCCCAACAGTTCTGTGTACACTTCCTGTTTGAGTGCCGCGATCAAATCTCCAGTAGTAGCCATATCCTCCCTCCTCTCTTCACGGTATTTTAAATACCCTAAAGTCTGTAAAAAAAGGCATGTCTAAATAAAGGTATTGACAATACCAATTAAATGAAATATATTATTACTAGGTATTAAAAATACCTTTTTGGACAGACTAAATCAGGGAAAAGTTCTTCAGGCTCTGATTCCAATACCTTGCATATTTTTAACATCGTCGCTGCACTAGGATTCATACGTCCGTACTCAAGGCTTTTGATACTTTCTGGGGATAAATTTACAGCCTTGCCCATTGTCGGACGTGTGAAACCATAATATTTACGTTTGTGTTCTAGCATGAAACGTCTAGATTTGTTTTGGCTGTTCATGGTTTGTTGTCACCTCCTGTAATCAACTTGTGTTCATTATATATGGTATTTATATTACCGTCAAGTATTTAAAATACCTTTTTAATTTTTTTATTGTGAGGAGATATTTCAATGAGTTTAGGCGGACGAATTCGAACATTACGGTTGCAAAAGAATCTAACCCAAACTGACATAGCCAAGCGGCTCGGTATGGGTCGGTCTAATTTTGGCCACATAGAAAACAACAGGGTCACTCCATCGAGTGACGTCATTGATAAAATCGCTGACATCTTGGGTACAACTACGGATTATCTTTTGGGCCGCGACTCTCACACATTTGACAATAATCTCCCCCATCCTGCTAATAAAACGACATGTGACATCAAAAAGGTTCTAGACGGAGAAGTGGACCTAATGTATAACGGCGTACCAGTATCATTAGAGGATCAAGCGAAAATCAAACAACTCTTAAACGTTCTTTTTTGGGACAGAAAGGAGTAGTGAAATGGCGTCAATAGAGCAGCGAGGAGAAACATCATTTCGTCTAACGGTCGAAACCGGTTATCTTCCAGATGGAACACGCGATCGAGAAAGGAAGACGGTTAAAGTTAACAAAGCATTACTCCGCTCCCCTCGCAAATTACAAGAGTTCCTGAACATGGAGTTAGCAAAATTTCAGTTAGAAGTTGAAGGTGGTATAACCGCACCTGAAGAGATGAATTTTTCTCAGTTCTGTTCGGAGTGGAAGGATAAATTTGTTAGCAAATTAGAGTTTAAGACACAGGAAAACTATATCCTTCATCTAGACAGTAGAATTCTTCCTCACTTTGGAAAGAAAAGAATTTCTGCAATAAAGACAATGCATTTGATAGATTTTCTACATAACTTGAAATCTCTTAAAAATCCAGAAAAGCCGGCGGGAGATGCCACCCATGCATATGTTTACAGGGTATTAAACAGTATTTTTACGAAAGCAATAGAGTGGAAAGTGATAACATCTAACCCCATAGATGGGGTTCCAAAACCCAAAGAACCCGACACCATATCTGAACTTAATGTATATAGTGAGGAGGAGTTGCAAACACTATTTGCGGCTTTAAAAACCAAAGAGACATGGTTCCAGTTATTAATTACACTTGCTATCACAACTGGAATGCGAAGAGGAGAATTGCTTGGCTTAGAGTGGAAACATATAGACATCGAACGCAAGATAATACGCGTGCGCCAGTCCATCCCGGCATTTTCTAATGGTATGCCGATTATTAAGAGTCCAAAGACAAAAGGGTCTGTTCGAAATGTCGCCATTAGCGACATCGTTATCGCTCAGTTGAATGAATATAAAAAAGAATGGGATAGGAATAAAGAAGAATATGCAGACGTATGGAAATGTGAGTTTGGAGAGTTTTTATTTTGCAATCGCTTTGGCATGCCGTACTACCCGAAAACTCTTACAGAAAAATGGAGAGATTTTAACAAAGAAATTCCGAACCTTAAATTCATTAGATTTCACGATTTTAGGCACACCTCTGCCTCAATACTAATTAGTGAAGGCGCTCACCCTAAAGCTATTTCCAACCGATTAGGACACAGTAAAATCGGGACAACAATGGACGTATACGGTCACATTATCGAATCTGTAGACCATAAAACAGCCTCTTTGTTCGATGGGGTATTAAGAAAAAAAGATGGGGACTAACACTACCTTTCGGGGACCAATTGGGGACCAACATGGTTAATCACCATCTTAAAACATCGTTCATTATTAGTCTTCTGACACTTGTATTTTATTGATGTAGCAACATTTTCCCGCCATCATTTATTGTTATTAGTTATGTTTTACCTCCTCTCCCATGAGGGCGTCCCGTAAGGGGCGCCCAATTTATTTTTTAATGAACAAAATGACCTCAACTTCCGCGCCAGCGTGAAGGTGAGGTCATTTTTTGCGATTTCTGTTGCACCCTGCCACAAGGTGTGGAAGATCTGTCGCTTATTTTGCCGTTTTGACGTATTCAGAGGATTTTATACCGGCTTGACGGCCGAAAATGATGATTTCCGCGACCGAATTACCACCGATTCGGTTCTCGCCGTGCAGGCCTCCGGTAACTTCACCCGCGGCGAAGAGACCCGGGATCGGCTTTCCGTTTTGGTCCAATACTTCCGTGTTCGTATTGATTCTCACGCCGCCCATAGTGTAGTGAATTCCTGGTCCGATTCTGATCGCATAGTACGGCGCAGCGGACAAGTCGTGGTCCATTCCCGTTTTTCTGCCGAATTCGGCGTCTTTCTTATTTTTTACCGCACTGTTCCAGGTATCAAGCGTCTTATGCAATTGATCTGCCGGTACGCCGATATCACCAGCCAGCGCCTCGATCGTGTCCTTTGTCTTCACAAAGCCCATTTTTACATACTCTTCAACCGCTGTGGCGCGCGATCTGACGCCGGAATCGAACACAAGGAAAGCTTTTTTCTCCGGCAGCTTATTGATCGCCGCCGTTACGCTGTCGCGAGCAGCCATTTCGTTGATGAACCGTTCTCCTTTGCTGTTGATGAGAATTGCGCCTTCACCGCGTACTACTTCACCGATGAGGTAGGAGTTTTCCTGCTGCACCGTCGGGTGAACCTGGATCTCTTCCATATCGACCGTGGTCCCTCCCATTTTTTCGATCATACTAATGCCGTCGCCGGTGCTTCCTTCGTGGTTCGTCGTCACATAGCCTTCCAGATCCGGCCGAACCTGGGCGATGATGTCCATGTTGGCGCCAAATCCGCCAGCCGTGATCACGACGGATTTCGCCGCGATCGTTTTTTCGCCATGTTGAGTGAAGGCCACTTTAACCCCATTTGCTTTTCCGTCTTGTTTCGTAATTTCTTTGACATTGGCATTGACAAAAATCGGAATGCCCTGTTCTTGTACATTTTTCAGCAAGCCGGTCACCAGATACTGGCCAACAGCCGAGCCGTCTTTGGGACGATGAGTCCGTTTCTCGCTCATGCCGCCCGTGATCGTGATATTGTTCAAAGTGATGCCGATGGAATCCAGCCAATCGATGGCATCGGCTGAATGGTCGACGAAAAAGCGAAGCATGTCCTTATTGTTGGTGTTATGTCCACCTTTTAATGTCTCTTCGTAAAATAAATCATTACGATCCGAAATCCCTTGCTCCTTTTGGAATTTCGTTTCCGATGCGTTCATGCCCGAAGACGCTTTGCTTGTATTGCCGCCTGCAACCGGCATTTTCTCGAGAATAACCGGATTCATGCCCGCTGCTTTGGCTTCAAGCGCGGCACTCATGCCTGCGCCGCCCGCGCCAACGATCACGATGTCGTAGCTGTCTTTTAGCTCCTCTAGCGGCGTGTAATTCGCCATCGATGCACCCGACGTAGCATCTTTTTTTCCTTTATCCTTTTCTTCTTGTGCAGCGCCCTCATTCGTCTCCGGTTTCGTGGTTCTGGGTCCGCAACCTGACATGATGAGCAGGATGAAGAGCAGGAGAATCAGGGCAATTTTTAATTTTTTTGGCAT